AATATTACATAGTACATTTCAAAGAATTATTTGCATTAGACGGAAAAACATCCAACTTTTCAGAGAATGATGAAGCACGAAGAAATACCGTTGCTAATCTACTTTCTGAATGGGAATTGATTTCCCTTGTAGAGCCAGAAAAATCAGCAGAACCTACAGTTCCATTGAGTCAACTAAAGATTCTTTCTTTTAAAGAGAAGGATGAATGGGAATTGACACCGAAATATAATATAGGAAACAAAAAGGAAGTTGATGTCGAGAATGACAAATGATTTACACTTTTACAGAACAGACCCAGCAGTAAAAAACCCTATTCGTGCTACAACAGGCTCCGCTTGTTTTGACTTGTGTTCATTTTTACCAGAGAATTCAGAAGTAACAGTATACATGAATGCTCATGAACAGTTGGATAAACGAAAGAGAAAAGTTGTAGACGGAAAAATTCAAATTAATAAGAATGAACGAGCATTAATTCCTACTGGATTGATTTTTGACATTCCAACTGGCCACTCTGTTCGTTTATATCCTCGGTCAAGTCTTGCTCTCAAACAAGGACTGACACTTGCTAACAACGTAGGTATTATAGATTCTGATTATGTCGAACCAGTTTACATGATGGTTTGTAACATAAGTGGATATCAACAATTTGTATTCGATGGAAATCGTATTTGTCAAGCAGAGCTTGTCAATGAACTATCATATATGATTATGGAAACTGATGTTCGCCCAGAACAAAAAACTGATAGAGATGGAGGATTCGGATCAACTGGAAAGGACTAACTTGGCTTATATTTTACACAAATGGACGGTTGCTACTGTTCAAGTCGTTTACTACATACCAGACTATTTGCACGTTGTAAACGAATTCATGTGGCAAACAGAAGACCAAGTGCCAGAGTTTCCCCGCATCAAACGCTTTCTCGACTATTGGGATAAGAACATTGACGGCCCGATTAAAGAAGTTTTCATCTATGATCAAGGTGGAAGTGAAGTTAGAATGGTAGACCGCAAATTTAAAATGAACTAAAATGAAACTATATCATGTCCGAAGAAAACGATAACACTCAAGTAGAATATAAAGAAGAAAGACAAATGGGCAAGGCCGCAAGTCTTGCTATGGAACTCTCTAAAGAAAAGAAACGTCTGCAAGAAGAACTTGAGGATATGCAGGCTCAGTTTGAAGAAGTCTCCCCTAGTACACCTTCTGGTGGCCCAGATAGTTACCTCAAATGGATAGGTGTGATTACCGCTGTGTTTGGAATATTTCTGCAAAATGCAGGACTACCAATATATGGTCAACTCTTTTATATTATCGGTGCCTGTTCTTGGACAGCTGTAGGATTTTACTGGAACGATAAAGCTGTCATGTTAGGTAGTGTGATCCCAGCAACTTCTGTAGCAATGAGTTTGATACAAAAAACAGTAGAAATGTACAAGTAAATGAAGAAAAAACTTGACAAGGGGTCGATGACTTGTTATAATATAAGTATAGTGAGTGAGGAAAGGGATTGACCCTTTTCATTTTTAACATTAAATAAAATTTGATTATGGAATTATTGAAAAATACAAATAGAATAAGTGATTTTGCTGAAGTAGAAGTTGACGTAGATACTATCGCTAAAGCGTTAGGTGTGTCAACTGAAGAATATGTCGAGAGTGTTACTGGAACTACCCTGTCTGGAATTAGTGAACAATGGGTGGCAAACAAGTTGAATGGTAAACGAATTTTGGGTGAACAGTTAGAATGGGATGTTGTAGTATCTCATAGACCTCTCAAAAGAATTGAAGTTCGTAACATTTGTAAGACGGCAGAGATTTCTTTTGCTCCCTCTACAGCGAGGGGTAAAGGTCGATTCTTTGATGAGTCTACATTCCTTCATAAAATTGGTAACATCGATTCTTATGTCTTTGTCGATATGAGAGATAGACTTCTTACCAATCCTAAGTTGTACGAGATTCCAGCGGAAGAAGTGCTGAAATTGTATCGTAGTGGAGTACTTAATAAGAAAGCCGCTATTGGTAAGACTAGATTTTTTAAAACATTTCCTTTTGAAACCTATAAGTTGAAACCTTAATCTATGAAAACAAATCACATCTATGTAGGTGACAACGTGGAAACGTTGAAAACATTGCCCGATGAATCGGTGGATATGTGTATCACATCGCCACCGTATTACAATCTAAGAGATTATAAGAATGATGATCAACTTGGTTCCGAACCTACTGTAACTGATTTTGTAGATGGTCTGATTGAAGTGTTCAATGAAATTTACAGAGTTATGAAACCTACTGGTTCGTGCTGGGTAAATATTGGTGATACTTATTCAGACAAAAAATTGTTACAAGTTCCTTCCAGATTTGAGATTGCTATGAGCGATGCTGGGTGGAGTCTGAGAAACGAAATCATTTGGAACAAACCCAATCCTCAACCCATATCTTCTAAAGATAGGTTCTGGTCTAATCACGAAAAGATTTTCTGGTTTGTGAAGAAAACAAAAGGTTACTATTTTGACAGAAACCCAATCCAAGTTCCTCAAGTAGAAATAAGTGTTCGTAGAATGTTCTCTAACAACAATTTATCTAAAAGAAAAGATGCTGGTGCTACAGAGAAAGAAGGTTTTTCTTTGAGTTCTGGAAGTCAAGACAAGCACTATGCTAGAATGAGAGAGTCATTGAATATCGAAAAAGATTTTAATTATGATGAATTGGTTGCTTCCGGCAATTGCCCAACCAGACCAATGTTCAGTGTATGGGATATTTCTACGACATCCTATAAAGGAGCTCATTTTGCTGTGTATCCACCAGAACTGATCGAGAGACCAATACTTTCTACTTGCCCATTAGATGGAATTGTGATTGACCCATTTATGGGAAGTGGAACGACAGCTGTTGTTGCTCGTAATAATGGAAGAAAATACATTGGGTGTGAATTAAATCCAGAGTATGCTGCTTTATCCGAAAAACGTATTAGTGAATCCGTAGTGTCAAACTTGAAAGATTTTATTGAAAAATAAAAAGAATTTTTCAGTCGTGTAGATAAGTAAAAACTATAAAAATTAAAGCGAGTAGTTGTCGGCAACACTTTGGAATTTATTCCGAAGAACTTGGTTCAACTCCAAGTGCTCGTTTTTTCGGTATAAATAACTATGAAAACTAGATATAAACTAATAGTGAATGGTTCTGGAAGTTATTCAGAAGATTCATTGTTCAAACTATATTTTACGATTTTACGACATCGCTTCCATCATCTATGTAAAGGTGAAGGATGGCGAGATTGAGACTGACCATAGTGGTAGTCTCGCAACCAATCTCAAGTCCAGTGCTATGGATTGAGATTTCTTCAACACCAACCTTGCTTATATAAGGAGGCATTATGGTATCATTAGCACCACACTCACAATTTACAGCAACCGATTTAGAACGATTCATGGGATTATCCATTGGATTTGATTCTATGTTCAATCGTCTTGCGAATTTCCCACAACAAGAGAATGGGTCTTATCCACCCTACAATATCCGAAAAGAAGATGACTTCAACTTTGTCATCGAACTGGCACTTGCTGGTTTTTCGGAAAAAGATGTTGAAATAGAACTTACGGAAAATGTTCTTTCTGTTCGTTCAACTGATGAAAAGGGAAAACAAAACTTGGATACACCAGATTATGTTCATAGAGGAATTGCGAATCGTGCTTTCTCTAAGAAGTTTTCTCTGGCCGATGACATTATTGTCAGGGGTGCAGAGTTTGAAAATGGTCTTCTTAACATCACATTGGAAAGAATTGTTCCAGATGAAAAGAAACCAAGAATAATTCCAATCACAAATCCAAATGTGATTGAACACAAGAAGAAGTAATTTCTTGTCTCCCTTCCAGAGATAAATACTCTGGAAGGGGTTTTATTATTAATTATTAGGAGAATATTATGTTACCTTTATTATTGTTTAATGTTATTTCTAGTCTTATTATAGATAAGGCTCAGAACTTGGCGACTGAGCATGTGGAAAATATGATAGATGATTTACTCCCCAAAGACGCAAAAAAAGAACTAGACAAAGCTATAAAAGAAGACCCAGCACATCAATTCACAACTGCAAAAGATGCATTGATAGCTGCAGTTGAGGGCAAGTTACCTATCGTCAAAGCGGACGGAACACTCAAACCAATCGAAAAAACATTCACACTTACATTTGATCCTACTACTGGTTCAGTTGATATTAAACAAGATTAGGAAGGAACATAGTGGCAACCAAGATACCATCATATAATGGTCACCTGACAAAAAACTTTGGGTATCAAGAAATGATAAAAAGTTCTACTGCAGATCGTTTAGGAATATCAAACGATGCATCAAGAGAACACGTTATCAATCTAACTAACCTCTGTAATTTTATTTTACAACCTGTAAGAGAAGAATTTGGAGTTATTCGTATTAATAGCGGATATCGTTCTCCAGCATTAAATAAAGCAGTAGGGGGTTCAACAACAAGTCAGCATTGTAATGGACAAGCAGCAGACTTTGAATCAACGAGAATTTCCAATCCAAATCTTGCGAAATGGATAGAGAAAAACTTAGTATTTGACCAACTCATTCTAGAATTTTACGATGGAACAGATCCAAATAGTGGATGGATTCATTGTTCGTATGTTCTTGATGGAAGTAACCGAAGTAAAACAATGACAGCACTGAGAATTAATGGTAAGACAAGTTACAAGTCAGGTCTTCTCGCATAGGAGAAGCAAATGAAATATTTCTGGGCAACTTATTTGGAATTTCTATTTCTTATCGGTCAATTTAATAAAGAAAAGAATTGGATTGACAAACACATTACTATGTGTTATAATAAGTTAAATGAGTTAAATAATATTCCAAATAATCTAGATGAAAAATAATAAATGAGTTTCTATACAAACGTTGTTACACTAGGAAATAATATTCTATTTCGTGGTATCTCTTCTGACGGCAAAAGATTCAAAGACCGAATAGAATACCACCCTACCTTATTCATACCCACAAAAGAAAAAACCAAATTCCGAACTTTAGAAGGTGATCCAGTTGGAGAAATCCAGCCAGGAACTATGAAAGAGTGTCGAGAGTTCATTCGCAAATACAAAGATATCGACAACTTCAACATTTACGGTAATGATAAATGGGAGTTCTCTTTCATCGCAGAACACTTTCCAGAAGAACACATCAACTACGACTTTGAGAAGATTCGTATTGCTTATCTTGATATTGAGACTGGCTCTGAGAATGGATTTCCTAACATCGAAACTGCTAACGAAGAAGTAACAGCAATCTC